ACCATTAAATTAGAATTATGATTATAAGAACAGTTTGCGGATATGATTTCTTTGAGGTGAGTTCTGCAATGCAGAAAGCCATTAGGCGAGCCGACACCGGGGTAGCCGGCTTTTTTGCATTGGAACTTTGGGCGAGTGGGTACCGCGACTATGTGTGGAAGCGTCTGTTTACCATTAGTGCTGAAGATTGCTATGGAATCATTACTAAAGAGATAGAAGCATTGTGGCAGGGGCATGAGCTGGTAAACAAGACTGCTACTGAACCCAAAGGGAGGATATTTGTCAGTAAAGCTGTTATTCTCCTTTGTGAATGTAGAAAGAATCGTGATGCGGATCATTTGCAAAACTTCATCTATGATAGAAAGGATATTGATATAGAAAAGTGGATAAATGATGTCAGACGTTACCCTATTCCTATTCCAGATTACACTTTCGATGTACATACACGAAAGGGTAAAAAACATGGGAGAACCAAAGAAGAATTCTTTCAGGAAGAATACAAGGCGTTACAACCTCGTGTTCCTGGTTTATTCGATGATTTGGTTCAACCCAGTCAACCAAAGTTTTTTAATGATGAAACCACGGCTAAGTAGCTGTGGTTTCATCATTTTTCATATAAGTCAAACCAATTTAATTAAAAAAATGAACACGTATTACAAATTTGCGCCAAATGTATTTTTGGCAAAGTGTGATGAGAAGCACGAAAAAGGTGAAACTATTGAAGTTACCACCAAGTATGGAAAAGAAAATGAATGTATTGTTTTCAACCTCATTTACGAACGTGATGGATTCTATTACTACTCAATCGTACGGGCTGATGGCTTTAATGTGCAAGAGTGGGCCAAACAAAGAGCTGAACGTCGTCATGAATGGGCTACATCTGCTGTACAGAAAAGCTGTGAATATTACAACAAGTCCAATAAAGATAAGGATTTTCTTTCTCTAGGTGAGCCTATCAAAGTGGGACATCATAGCGAGAAGCGACACAGAAAAGCGATAGATGATGCGTGGAACAATATGGGGAAAAGCGTTGAGTTTAGCGATAAGGCTGCCGAACATGAAAGAGTTGCGAAGTATTGGGAAAAAAGGGCTAATACGATAAACTTGTCCATGCCGGAAAGTATAGATTTCTACGAACATAAGTTGGAACAAGCAAAAGAATATCACGAAGGATTGAAGTCCGGTAAGTACCGACGCGAGCATACATACGCTATGGCTTATGCCAATAAAGCAGTAAAAGAGGCTAAAAAAAATTATGACCTTGCAGTAAAGCTGTGGGGCGATGTTTAATAATTTGTAGTATCTCAAATAATTTACTATGAGAGAATTATCAAAAGAAACCTCATTACAAAGGGTAATGAGGGCTTCAGGTCGTGTACCTGTACAATGCTCATGCAGTGTTTGTAAACAACAATGTCATACGCCATGTTTAGGTACTCCTGATGATATTGAACGAATTATTGATGCAGGTTATGCCGACAGGTTAGCGTTGACGAACTGGGCTGCTGGTATATTCTTAGGGGTTATTAATATTGCTATTCCGATGATTCAGCCCGTTGCTGGTAAGGAGTATTGTGCTTTTTTCGAGAATGGACTGTGTATCTTACATGATAAGGGTTTGAAGCCCACTGAAGGACGTTTGTCTCATCACACAGTCAGGAAGGATAACTTCAATCCTGCTATGAGTATTGCTTGGAACGTTGCAAAAGAATGGCTGATGCCGGAGAATGAGGATGTACTTTCTCGTGTAGTAAATAAATTCTTGAATGCGAGGAAGCCATGAATGTGTGTCAATCAATACCTCGTAGAGATTGTAAGGTGTTTGCTAAATGTGGAGCAAAATCCTTATCACATTGCCGGCGGCACCGCGAAACTGATGAGAAGTGTAAAAGTTGTACTCTAATTCGTCGTAAGCCGCGTAATCGGATTATAGATGATTCAGGACGTGAAATGAAAAAATGTACCCATTGCGGAAATTACTTCTACTTGAACCGGTTCTACAATCGTATAGTGGTGAGAAAAGGTAAGGAATATCATTTGTTGACTTCCTGGTGCCGTATGTGTATGTCACAGATTAATAATCAGAGGGCAAAGAAGAAAAAGTGACTTGTTATTAAATTTTTTGTATGAAATATTATGCTTCAGTCAGCTTTGGAAAGGATTCCTTGGCAATGCTTTTCATGCTAATAGATAAAGGATATCAGTTGGATGAAGTCGTTTTCTATGATACAGGTATGGAATTTCAGGCAATCTATAACACTCGTGATGCTGTTCTTCCAATTCTTAAAAAACTTGGCATTAAATATACAGAACTGCATCCGGAGCAACCTTTTCTTTGGACAATGTTTGAAAGGCCGGTTAAGAAAAGAGGGACCAATATTATCCATAAAAAAGGATATAGTTGGTGTGGGGGAACATGCCGGTGGGGAACGAGTGAAAAACTTCGTGCATTGAAAGCTCACACAAAAGACGGAATTGATTATGTCGGTATTGCTGCCGATGAGACCCATCGCTTTGAAAAGGAAAAACGACCAAATCGGGTTTTACCACTTCGTGATTGGGGCATTACTGAAGCAGATGCACTCCAGTACTGTTACACAAAAGGCTTTGTTTGGCATGAGGATGGAGTAAGGCTATATGAGCTACTTGATCGTGTGAGTTGCTGGTGTTGTGGAAATAAGAACTTGAAGGAGTTGAAGAATATGTATTTGTACCTTCCATGGTATTGGAAAAAGCTGAAAGAACTTCAGTTAAATACCGATAGACCCTATCGGCGTAATAGTGGAGAAACCATTTTTGATTTAGAGGAAAGATTTAAACGTGAAATGCAACAAAAATAGTTATTATGATTCCCTTATGTATAAATGGAAAAGATTATTATGATCGAGAAGAAGCACTTGCTGCTTGGTTCGAGGAATGGTTAATGAAACAAGACTTTGAGCAAGATCTTATTGATCGAGAGCTGGAGCTTGAATATCGAAAGACTCATCCTGATTGGAACACTCCTTATGTGATGTATGGTGTTCGTAAAAAACATAAGTGTATCCAAAAGAATGAAATTGCCGTGTTTTATGACTTGTTACCGAGACAAAAGCGTGCTCGTACTGCTGAAACACATTGGTATAAAGTATTGTACAAGAGAAAGGCCACTCCTGAAGAAGTTGAGTCACTCGAGGCTGGGGAATATACCCGTAGATATTTGGTGTATTCCCTGTTTATTGAGAAGAAAATGACTCTTGACAAGGCTTTATCTCTTATAGTTGCCGATGATAAATTATTAGGAATTGCTGATAATACCATCTCTGAAATTGTAACAGCCTTTGAGACTTTCTTTAACCGTAAATTTAGAATTTATAAACCCGAGTTTACAACTCAACTTAATTTATTTACAGATTAATATGAAAACAACAATTATTTCATGTGTGATTTTGTTTGTGTTCCTGCTATATGTAGGACACTTATCTATAACAATCAAGCCGTTCACAGCCCAACTTCCATACTGGCATCGTTCGCTCGGACTGTTTTTGTTGATCCTCTCTTTTATAGTGTATAATGCCGGTGAACATGCAAAAGGCTATCTTGATGGATTAAGAGAGAGTGAGAGAATAATACTTGAATTGTTGAAGAAAAAGACCGAGTAAAATGGCGTTAAAATGGCGAAGATTCTGTTTGCTAAACTTGTCAATAAAGATTACCTTTATAGACGTAAAGCATTAAAAGTCAATCAACATGAAGAGGAATGAAAAAATAGAAAAATTAGAAAGACTAGGTATTTTCAATCAATGGAAATATAATACAGAAAGAGCAAATGAGACATTTAATATTGAGTGTCCTGACTTCTCAATGACAAATGAAGAGCGGATGAACAATTTGTTAGATGTTGATTGCTGTTTTCATCGGTTTCTAGCTATTTCATTCCCTTTTAATGGTACTCCTGAAGGCGTTGCTTTTTGGGAGAATATTGCAAAAAAATAATCGAACTTAATTGAATTGAAATTATGAGTAAAAAAGATTTAATAGAGCAGAACATCACAAGAGTTCAAGAATATGTGAGGGAACTGATTGAAGATGCAAAGTGGAATAATGGTGTTTCGGAAACTCTTGAATCTACTTCAATAATTGTAGGTAATAGTGATGATATCTATGATTTTGCAATTTTATTTGCTTCTAATACTGAATGTGTTTATTGTGAATTCATAGATAGTAAAATAGAGTACATTGATTGTGAATTAGATTGTGAAATATGCCAATTTGAAGGAAGAATAATTTTTCAATATATAAACGGAAAATTTCATAATCCTGCTAGTCAAATTATCGAACTATCAAAGTTGCTGATGAAAGGCGAATTAAGAGACACAAAAAGTATCTTTTGTTCTATGGTACTTCGATTAATGGATACTGAAGAATACAGTAACAATTATTGTAAATCTTTGGATTTAGTTCTGAGGCTGTTTCCTGAAATAGATGGAGAATTATTAGAAAAGGAATTGGATAGATATATTTAAGCATTACAAGGATGAGTAAAATGAATTTAAATGAATTAAGAGACAAAGCATATAAAACAGCTTGTGAACATGGGTTTCACGATCAAGAGCTAAGTAACAATCATTTTCTTTGCCTTGTGATTTCTGAACTGATGGAAGCTGTGGAAGCAGATAGAAAAGGAAGGCGTGCTAATGTTGATCGGTATAATAAGAAGATTGCTAACAGCCGCATTTGTCAAGGATTGGATTCTGACATTCCCAAAGAGCGCGGTTACGAAGTTGCATATAACGAAACCATTAAAGGTTCAATCGAAGAAGAATTAGCTGATGCTGTTATCCGCTTGCTTGATCTTGCAGGACTTCGAGGAATAAACCTTGAACTTGCCAATGGAGATATTGATGACTGTATTGAAGATATGGCAGAAGCCTGTAAAGGCGAAACTTTTACCGAATCAATCTATTCCATCTCTACACTTCCTGTTAGGTATGACGGAATATTTGATTTTCCTACAGCCGTGAATGATATGATACTATCTATCTTCGGGCTTGCCAAGCACTTAGATATAAACCTGCTTTGGCACATCGAGCAGAAAATGAAGTATAACGAACTCCGTGAAAAGATGCACGGGATGAAGTATTAACTCTCAAATCAAAAAAATGGATGATAAACGAAAACAAATATTGGTAGATTACATATCCTACCTGTATACGACGGGTAGGAGCTATGATAGCATCGGGAAATACATCAAATATGTGACTGATTTTCTTGAAAATTCCGAAGAAATCAATCGTCATGGTTATTATAAATATAAACATAAAAATGCTGATGCTATGGTGCGCCATTCGTTTATGTGTGAGGCTGTTTGTGATTTATTGTCTTATCTTAAAATCGGATATGGCCGACGGGAAAAGGCTGTAAAGCCTTTGGAGAAACTTGAGGTTATTTCAGAGAAGAATAAGAAACTGCTTAATGATTTTATAATATGGTTGACTGATAACAATGATTATTCCTCTCACACAATTGATGTCTATTATACCTCGTTGAGAAAATATTTTGAATACGCCAATGAACTAAATATGGATAATTGCAGACGATTTATAAAAAGCCTTGAAGAGGAAAAACTTTCTCCAGCTACCATTCGATTACGTATTACAGCCATTGAGAAGTTCTCCAAATGGGTGAAGAAACCTATTGAACTGAAACGACCTAGAATGAAACGCAAGTTGGATGTAAACAATGTGCCGACAGAAGAGGAATATAATAGGTTACTGGAGTATCTGAAAACAAAACTCAACAAGGATTACTATTTCTTCATTAAGGTATTGGGTACTACAGGAGCTCGGCTCTCGGAGTTTCAGCAATTCACGTGGGAGGATATAGCGGCCGGCGAAGTTGTTTTGAAAGGGAAAGGGAACAAGTATCGGCGTTTCTTTTTCCAAAAGCAATTGCAGAGGGAAGTGAAGGACTATATAAAGGAGACAGGCAAGTCCGGTACTCTTGCTGTTGGGAGATTCGGGCCGTTGACTCAAAGAGGTCTTTCACAGCATCTGAAAGTATGGGGTAAACATTGTGGTATTGATTCGAAAAAAATGCACGCTCACGCCTTCCGGCACTTCTTTGCTAAAATGTTCCTGAAGAAAACCAAAGATGTAATTCAATTAGCAGACCTTCTTGGTCATGGTAGTGTAGATACAACAAGAATTTATTTACAAAAAAGTTATGATGAACAACAAAGAGACTTTAATAAAAACGTTACGTGGTAGTGTAGCCCAGCTCAATGAATTGTCGGATATGACTGAAGGCATAGATGTTTATGACGCTGCCGGATATGTTGATACTGAATTTCTTATGGAAGCGCTTTCCTGTGTTAATACTTTCATGGATGCGAGTAATATGGTTATTGCGAAAATATCTTCGCTGTTAGCGCCAGACGCTCCAGATGATGAAAAGAAGAAGCAGGCTGATGAAGGTAAGAAATGGAATGTGGAAGAAATACTGAAACATTGTACTCTTGAGGATAGTGTTCTCAAACTTCCGAAAGTACAATTCAATAAGAAATCCTATGCTGAAGCAAAGAAATGGATAGAAGAAGCTGGCGGCTCATGGCAGGGAGGTAAGATACAGGGATTCACATTTCCTTTTAATCCGGAACGTGTGTTCTCCATCTTGAAAGAAGGTAAGCGATGCGATTTGCAAAAAGATTTTCAGTTCTTTGAAACACCTGCTGATATTGCAGACTGGCTGGTAATGCTTGCCGGTGGAATTCACGAAACAGATACCGTACTTGAACCAAGTGCCGGACGTGGTGCTCTGATAAAAGCGATTCACCGGTCGTGCCCGTCAGTAACAGTTGAATGCTATGAACTGATGCCAGAAAACAGGGAGTTTCTTCATACACTTGATAACGTAATATTGCTTGATGAAGATTTTACGAAAGACAGTGTAGGACATTACACTAAAATTATTGCTAATCCTCCGTTTTCCGGTAATCAGGATATTGACCATGTAAGACTTATGTATGAACGCTTGGAAGAAGGTGGAATTCTTGCAGCTATTACCAGTCAGCATTGGAAATTCGCGTCTGAAAAGAAATGTGTTGACTTCCGGGAATGGTTGGAAGAAGTTCATGGAGAAGTTTTTGAAATCGGAGCAGGTGAATTCAAGGAAAGTGGAACGACTGTTAGCACTATGGCAGTTGTAATAAAAAAGTAATTCAAAACTAGTAATGAAGAAAATGATATTAATATACACTCTTCTCACTTTGATAGTGGGGTGTGCTTCACCGAGAAAATATAAAGAGAACCGCTTTACAAAACAGTTTCAAGAAGTGGATTCGATGTTTAATGAAAAGTACAAGCTACATGAAGATTAAGTACATACGATTGAAAGATAAAGAGCATGTTTGCGACTATTGGCTTATACTCGCTTATCGTTCGCTTTTACAGCGTGCAAGAAAAAGCCGGAAACGGAAAGAGTTTGCTCGAAGAATAATTCGACTTTGCAAAGGTTCAGATAAGCGAATAACGGATATATCAGATGATTATAGATTTTGGACTGCCAAAGAAATGTATGATACTATCGTCAGTAAATAACTCTCAAAACAGAATAGTATATGAAAATAATAGCAAAACAAGGTTCAGAGCTTGAGAAGCTACTGAAACAAATGAATGAACGGCTTTTGCGTGAACAAGATGAAGCTAAAGATATGATTCAGGAATATTGTGGTTCAAGACCAGATAGTATCGGTTATGTTTGGGCGTTTGGCTTCACTGCCGAGTGGTTTTATACACTTATCGGTTTTGAAAATAAGGAGTTTGTTCCTGAAAAACTGATTCCGAATAATGATGATAAGAAGCATCTGTGTTGGAAAATCAATAAACGAAAGAAGGAGGGTCGAGAATTTATTGATAAATGGTGTAGAAAATTTCGAGGTATAGATGGTAGACCTCTTAATAAATTGGGGATTCCGGTAATGCACGAAGAAACAGGACGCTATTTCCATTGGCTCCCACTTGAAAAAGATGGTGTTTATTACGTTTCAGTAGGTTCTTCCATTCTTGAATGTATGCCATCGGCAAAAAGTGAGCAGTTTGAGATAGAAGTTTAACGTATAACAATGAAGTAATGAACATCGGATTAATTGACGTTGATGGTCATAACTTTCCAAATTTCGCTCTTATGCGTGCCTCTGCATATCATAAAACGAAAGGAGATCAAGTAGAATGGGCTACACCTTTCAGCAGATACGACAAGGTGATGGCAAGCAAAGTGTTTACTTTCACTCCGGATTTCAACTATCTGACATTGCAGGCTGATGTAATCGAAAAAGGTGGTACCGGGTATAAAATTGCAAGCAGACTTCCTGAAGCAGTGGAGAACAGTTCATTGATGGACTACTCCATTTATCCCCAATATCCTTTTTCCATACAGTTTTTTAGCAGGGGATGTATTCGGAAATGCCCGTTCTGCCTCGTTCGTGAGAAAGAGGGATACATTCAGACCGTTGAGCCGGTGGGGTTGAACCCGAAAGGAAAGTGGATTGAAGTGTTAGACAACAACTTTTTTGCGAACCCGGAATGGAAAAATGCCGTAAGCTATCTTTTGAAAACTAGACAACCTATAAAGTTACATGGCGTAGATGTTCGCATAATGGACGAAGAACAGGCGTATTGGTTGAATAAACTAAAGATGAAACAGAATATTCACATTGCTTGGGATTTACCTCAAATAGATTTGACTGATCGGCTGAAAGAAATGATCAAGTATGTGAAGCCTTATAAGATTACTTGCTATGTCTTGGTCGGCTTCAATTCTACCATTGAGCAGGATTTGTTTCGGCTTAACACATTGAGGAGTTTAGGTATTACTCCGTTTGTTCAACCCTACCGGGATTTCACGAATAAAAGAAAGCCTAAACAATATGAGTTAGACCTTGCAAGGTGGGCAAATAAAATGTGGCTGTTTAAGTCATTTGACTTTGTAGACTTTTCGCCTCGTAAGGGATTTAGATGCGATTATTATTTAAAGCAATTTGCGTAAAACTAATAAAAATGAAAGCAATAACAATAAAACAACCGTGGGCCTCTTTGATAGTCCACGGTATTAAAGACATTGAGAACCGTACTTGGCCGTGTCCTAAGAAATATTTAGGGCAGAGGGTACTGATTCATGCAAGCGGTAAACCTTTGAATTACGATAATTTCTATGATTCAATACTTACCAATGAGCAGTTATTGGCATTACCGGAAAACAAAGAGTGGAAAGATTTTAGTTTTTGTACAGGCTCCATTATCGGTAGCATTGAGATAGTGGATTGTGTACAGAATCATTCTTCCATCTGGGCTGAAAAAGAAGTTTATAACTGGGTATTAGCTAATCCAATACTTTTTGAAAGTCCTATTGAGAATGTAAAAGGTAGACTTTCTTTTTGGGATTATCTTGGTATCAAATAAGTAGAAATTGAACGTTCTGAATGCGGAAGTATAGAGAAAACTGTTGAATAATACAACCACTCTTTTCCCTATATTCTTGTACAGTTACAATAAATATAATAATTGGGTATATAATCATTTGTTTGTAGAATCAGCTATAAATTCATGAAAAAGAGAGTTAATAGTCTGAATTACGATTTCTTTTTCTGTATCATATCCAGATATAGGAAGTTCGAGGGCAATAATGTTATTGAATATATCAAATTTCTTTAATAAAGAAATTGTTTTGAGAGTTGATTGCGAGCTCATTGAATTGAATAGTATGACTGTTAACTCATCTGAGGATAATTGTGCTCTAAATATTTTAGAATAGTCATTGGGGTATTTAAAATTTTGGATTGAATCCAACAGATAATATATGTTTCTATGGTATTGCCCTAAATATTGTCC